GGCGTAATTGTCTGCCATAGAGTAGCAGGTTATTGCTTGACCAGAAACATTTTGGAACATCTTCTTTGCTTCAAACAATGTTTGAGCACAGGAATGAACCTTATCATAACGATGCCAGTATTCATGGGCAAGAGCACATCCATGCTGGATCAACCAAGCAGTATTGAATACTGATTCTGCTGCCCACTTAGTGCAGGGATGATTACGAAAAGCACCTTTCTTGGTGGCATATGGTTCACCATTCATTTTATGAATAGGACCCCAATCATAGTACCAAGATGAGTATATGATAGAGAGCATTTGACATGCCTCCAAAGGCATCTTGACCACATGTTTGTCAGGAAGAACCTGAGCAGACATGTGAGGATCGGGAGTTGTGACGAAGATGTTCATAATATTTTTGATAAAGAGATTATCAAAAGGAATGATAGCATTATAACCACATCCCAGGATTTTGTCTTCACAAAGTAAGGAACTGAAATAGCATCACCAATGAAATGGAGAAGCACTCCAAAAGCAACGCTGACATGAAGAACCACAAAGTAGGCAATGATTGCAAGAGCACTACCGGTGATTCTCATGGCAACATCAAAGGTCATCACTCAAATGTTGAGTCTGGTTCCAGAGCAATATAATAAGTCAGATCGTGGTTCTTAGAGGTAAATCGTGACAAAAGTTTTTGTGACACAACCACTTCATAAGTTCCAGGGAGGACCTTGATGTTCTCCACTTTGAAGTTGAACATGAACTTCTTGTCAGTCTCACCAACAACCACAGCATAGTCATTGGAAGTGTCGTTTTTCTTATCACGAACAACCAGTTTGACCACACCATTCTCACCTACAGCAGAAAGATCAGGCAGTTGATAAACACCTGCTGCTTTCAGCAGTTTGTCCAGTTGTTCGGTGCTGAGTTCAAAACGAACATCTTCACTAGGGAGTTCGATACTCTTTTCTGGAGGAGTTACAATGACGCTGGGATCAGCAAAGAAATACTTAGAACGTGATTTACCTTCACGAATAACGACATATCCATCGTTACCGAAGTCAAGTTCGGGACTAGAGTGAAGACCCAGACCATTCAGAAACTGGTTAAGATCATAGACACCAAAGTCTTTACCAAAGTCTTCTGTGACAGTTGCCTCTGCCAAAATGTTCTTCATCACACTAATGGTGCGAAGAGTATTCCCTTTCTTGAATAGAATAGACTGATTGATTGAAGAGAAGTTCTTGAGCAGGGAAAGGGTATTATTGGAGAGTTTCATAGGATTACGAATTTTCATCACTGAGGGTAAGTTTCACGCTTTGCATTCTTGTCATTGAAATGCATTAGAAGAACAGCATAGTGCAGAATCTTCATAATGTCACGACGGGCGGTGCCCTTCTTATCATATCGTGACGCATACTTGAGGATGTTGCTGCGACAGAATGCCTCACCATCACCACAAGCTTCAATAAGATCAAGCGTTTGAATCTTATCATCGCCAGCAGAATAGTGCTGGTCATATGTTCGGGTAATGTAATCTTTCAGTTCTTTGATGATTTCATCTTCACTATACTTCCTTTTAGAATTAGAAGTTTTAGTAATAGGATCATCTGTAGTAAATGTGATGTGATCATCACCCATACCACCTGGAAGACGAGAACCACCTAAAACGATGGAGTCTGGAGATGCAGTGCCAGGATTACCTGTCAGACTGAATCCATCCTCTTCCCAATAATCTTGATTGTACATATTTAATTCGTCAAATAGAAAGGACCATGAGTTAATCATATTATATCACTCCTGGGTGTCAATAGCAAATTGTTTGAACTCTGGCATTTGGAAGTCAGCATCCACTTTGTCATACAGTTCCAGGAATGCTTGCTTCGTTTCATCATCGAAACGATTGATGCAGACTTGGATTGCCTTTGCTTTATCACCAAAGATTTTGTATGCCTTTACGATGTGAACCAGGCGGCGGGTGCTAATGATCTCTTCGATACCACCATCATAGAAAGTCTTACGGATGATGTCAGCCCAGTCCACCAGTTTGGTGGTGAACTGATCATCATCACAGGTCTTACCAAGGATCTTTGCCTCAATAGCAGGACTGGGATATTCCTGCTCAAAGGTCACAGGGAAACGCTCAAGGAATGCTTCGTTGAGCACATTAGTTCCAATGAATCGTCCGTCTTCACTACCTTTACCTTTGGTGTTGGCAGTAGCGAATACTTGGAAACCTTCTGTAGGCGCAACCCATTTGCCAATCTTCTTGAGGAAAACTCCTTTTCCTTCGAGAATAGACTGAAGACAGAGGATTTTGTTTGAGGCGAGGTCGATCTCGTCAAGGAGCAACACAGCACCCCGCTGCAGGGCCTCAATGACGGGTCCGTTGTGCCAAACGGTTTCTCCACCAACAAGACGGAAACCGCCAATAAGATCATCTTCATCGGTTTCTACTGTAATGTTGACTCGGATAAGTTCACGTCCGAGTTGGGAGCACGCTTGTTCGACTGTAAGCGTTTTACCATTGCCCGACAGTCCCGTGATAAACGTAGGGTAAAATATACGGGACTGAATAATTTTCTTAACGTCACTAAAATTGCCAAACTTGACGAAGGTATCATCTTTTTGAGGAATGAGATTTTGTTCAGAGGCAGGCATCACAGCAGGTGCCTGATAGGTGTGCTCAAGTTCTTCAACGGTCTCTTGAGTGACCTCAAGATTCCACTTGCCACGTCCAACCTTATATTCTTCAAGACGGCGGGTGACAGTGGGGTAGGACACACCATGAGACGCACAATAACCGCGAACATCAGCAGCAGTGAATTCCGTGCCGTAGGTATCTTTAAGATCGTTGATGATTTGGTCGTCAGTCATCCTCGTGCGAGACATTTGTTTGTTTCAACTGAAGTCATTATAAAAGGAAAAGGGGGCAGTTCCGCCCCCCTCGTGACACTTCTTATTGTGTCCTTCCGTATTTGTATTTCATCGCTTGGAGTAACCATGCCTGAGTGAGAGATCTGGGACCATTCTCAAGTATGTCCATTACCTTAGGGTCCTTTTCTGATGCTTTCGCAATTTCTCTCCAGTTGTCTTTGTATTCGGTCATGCCACCAGAGAAATAAATTCGCCTAGAACTTTCTTATTTAGTTTCTTAGTCTTGAGAGACTTGGCAAATGCAGACTTAATCTTTGCTTTGGTAGCACCCTCATCAACTTCAAACTCACATTCCTGTGCAAGAGCAGCAGAAGACAATCCAAAGTAAACATCATATCCAGAACTTTTGATGGAGAAACTTTTGGTCTTCTTCCAATCTTTCTGAATCTTGATGTACTCATCTGTCCCTTGCTCATAGTAACGACGGATGAATGGATTAGCATCCCTAGATCCAAGGACACGAATACCGATGAAGTTTACATAGGGGAAGTTCTGCTTGAGATTGTTAATCATCAAGTCACCAAACTCAGCAAATCCACGGGGGACACGAGTGGTGGTGCCCAACTTACGATCACGAATGAAGCAATTCATGTTCAGTTGGCGGTGACCAATGTAAGGTTCAGACTCCCAATAGCGTTGAACTTCAACGTGACGAGACAGATGATTTGCTTCACCATCAGTTAGAACAACACACTGAACTTTCTGAATCTTGTTCTCTTTCTGGAACTTGGGAAGAATCTGACGCAGGGTAACAAATGCCTCATTCAACGGGGTGCCTGACAGATTAAGACGAGGGGGATTACAATAATCCAACTTGTACTGACGAGTGTAGTAGTAAGCAATTCTCCAGAGGTTTAGCATCTGACGATCTGTCTCGGGAGCAGAAACTTTGCTGGTCAAAACATTCATCATATTGAAATCAGTGTCAACTGACAGTAGTCCCACCTTACGCTCATAGTGTGGTGTCATGTCAGGAACAACATGTTGACCAGTCGCAAAATCAAAAGTGCGACGACGCCACTCATTCGTAAAAGCATAAACATCAAATGGGATACCTACTTTCTTACAGAACCAGACGAGGTTAAAAAGTTGCTTCAGAGTATCCTCCAAGAGATACTGCATTGACCCACTCCAGTCCAAGACAAATACCAGACCATGGTTCTTGCCCTCAGGAACAACAGTCACTTTCTTGAAGATGTCCTCATTGAACTTGTAAGTGTGAAGTGACGACATATCAAGCATACCAGTGCGAGCAGTAGATGCTCGTGCATAAGAGTCTGCTGCTTTCTTACACTCAAACTCTTTCACCAGATAGTTGACTTCTTTCTGAGCAGACTTCTTGAACTTGACAAATTCATCATCTGCCTGTTTGTAGATCTCAGGTCCCTTGGTTTTAGATTGATATTCCCATGAGGTGTCAATCTCATTGTGAATCTCTTTGTTAGAGGCAATCACAGTGTCAAGATTGAGCACTGGAAATTCCAGATACTCATTATTAAAGTTAGATTCATCATCAATCAGGTCCTGGAGATTGTCCTCAAAAGACTGCATCGTATCTACTGTGGGTTCATCTTCACTGTCAGCAGCAGTGTCACTTCCCTCAGGTGTTTTTTCTTCTCTCTCCTCTTCTGCTTCCTGATCCTGAGATTCGTTATCCATTGCCTCATTGTTTGCTTGTCCAGTAGTGTTGGACTGAGGAGGAACTGGAATAGGAGACTCTCGATCTTCCTCTGGTTTCTTACAATAATCATAGAGAACCTTAGCTGCGGCACAGGCATCAGCAAAGGTTTCAGCATCACGGATCTGGTCAATGATCTCTTGCTCCTCTTCAGTAAAAGAGATATCAACAAAGTTTCCAACCTTGAAGAACAGGTTTGCCCGATCAGCAAGATTCATCTCATCAACTTCTTCATCCGCAATCTGGAAGAAGTCATCATCGTTGAGTTCCCGATACCCACGGAAGAATGTTTTTGCCAGACCCAGATACTTACGCTTGATGAGTTTCTCAATGCGAGCATCTTCTGTCACATTGATGAACTGGTGTGGGATGCCCTTTGGTGGGTCCTCATCAGGCGTGAAGAGTGCATGACCAACCTCATGTCCAACCAGCAGGTCATACACGCTATCACTTGCCCTCTCCCACATCGGCAGCACCAGCAGACGACGGGACACATCAAAGGATGCTGTCTTGACTTTCTTATGTTCTACAATCAGGTCTTCAGTAGCAAGCAGTCGTGCGAGTTGCGACTTGATCTCGTTCCGTACAACCATGTGTTTCGTTTCGTATGAACCCATGATAAAAGGAAACCCCCCGTTTCCGGGAGGTTATGTGCCTCTTCTTAAAGTGTCTTAACGCTTCGCGTCTAGACCTCATCGCTTGTGGTTTGAGTTTTCTTTTCTGCTCCTTCCTGGAGTGATGCTGCCAGTTTGGGGTAGTCATTTACATCTCCAACGAATTGACCATTCTACTGAACCCTTTGATCTTTTCAAATCGTAGCACATTAGCAAACTTGTCATGCAGGTCAGACTTGTGAGAGATCACAAATATATTAGCATCTTGAATTACGAACCGAATGATCTTCAGAAATTCTTCTGTTCCGAGACCATCAAGAGAACTATCAAACACCTCATCCATGATGAGTAGATTGGTATTGACCGAGTTCTTCATTCTTGCTACTTCACGCCAAGTGAAGAGAAGTGCTAGGTCGATTCTCATCTTCTCTCCCTCGCTGAAAGAAGAATATGAAAAGTTCTCATGAATTGGAGATTGGACGGTTTCGTTGAATTCCTCATCAAGTGTGAAGTTGATGTAAAAGTCCATCATCTGTAGATAACGATTGACTTGCTGATTTATCAGCGGTAGGTACTTCTTAATGATTTTGGATTTGACTCCACCGTCTTTAAGTAAACTAAACGAAAAATCGTAGTAGTTGATCGTCTCCTTTTTGTTGAGTAATTCGTCGTATGTAGTTTTTAAGTTGTCCTTGAAGGTTGTTAACTTCTCATCTTCAGTATTTCTGTTTGCAAGTTGCTCGGCAGTTCTTTGAACTTCCGATTCCAGATTACTGATTTGTCGTTGACATCCAGCAATCCTAACATTGTTTTGAGAAATGTCATTATTGAGTTTTGAGATCTCCTTCGATAGGGTGGTGAATTGACGCTCTCGCTCTTCTTCCTCTTTAATTGCCTCTTCCAGTTCTTTAAAACCAGATTGCAACTCCTTTGCTTTAGTTTGAGCGTCGTTAATTCTATTTATTCTGAAGGTTTCTTCAATCTCCTGATCACAGGTCGGGCATACCGTATTCTCTGTAAAAAATTTATGTTCCTTCGTAATGGTTGATACTTTGTTAGAAATCTTACCCTTAAGGTTACCAAGTTTACGGAGTTTATCATTTGCTCCCACATATGAACTCAACACTTTATTAAAATCATCAAGTTCTTCTACGATTTTAATATTCTCATTCATGAACTTGTTTTCTTCAACCAAAAGTTCTGAGATCTGACTCTCCTTTCTCTTGATATTTTCCGCAGCACGATTTTCAAGTTCTTCGATAAAGTTCTTCTGCATCTTAACTTTATCTTCTAAAGATTCTTTCTTAAGTTGAAAGACTTTGACTTCTTCTTTGACTTGACGGATCTTCTCTTTGAGAATTGCATTCATCGATGAAAAGATCTTAATGTCAAGAAGATCTTCAATCACCTCTCTCCTACTGTTGATAGGAAGTTGCATGAAAGGAACAAAGTTACTACTACCCAGAATCACAATCTGAGTGAAAGACTTATAGTTCATCTTGATCACATTCTGCTCAAACCATTTCTGCTGATCAATGGCAGAGGCAGCTTGATCCAACAGAGAATTGTTGCGCCATATCTCAAAGGTATTTGGTTTGATACCACGCACCACTTTCCACTTTGTTCCACCAATAGAAAACTCAACCTCTACTAGACAATCTTTCTCATTGACAGAGTTGACAAGTTGTGGTTTATTAATCTTACGAAATGGTTTACCAAACAAAGAAAAGGTAAGCGCATCCAACATGGTGGACTTACCTGTCCCATTCGTTCCTAGAATGAGAGTTGTTGTGTGTTCAGTAAACGATAGTTCAGTGAATTGATTTCCCGTGGAGAGAAAATTTTTCCAACGAATACATTCAAATAAAATCATGCTCTTCTTTAGGCGGGATCACAAAGTCATGGGAACTGATAACAGTATACCTGTAATCATGAAATTCACAAGTTTTTATCATTATATCATCTTCTACTTCAATCACATGCATCTCAGGACTACCTTGGTCTTCCATCATCATAGCATATCTCATCGCATCATCCTCCTCCTCAAACAGGTAAAGGATTTGATCGCCATCATCATCTGTTACCGAATATGCCCCCTCTTTCTCCTGACCATGAATTGTAATGATATACATTAGATCAACTCACATGCCTCTTGATACACCTCATGAATAGTTTTTTGAATTAAGGATTTATCCAAAGGCACATCTGCCTCCTGAATGTATCTATTCAAAATCGTCAGAGTATCCTCTGATTCAAACGTATCAGACTCTACTTTATCATACCATCCACCAAAATCAAAGTTTTCAACAATCTTTAGATCAGCGACATTTGATGTCTGAAGTTTGTCAACGAACTTCTCAAACTTCTTGGTGTCTGATTTTTTACGAACAACTACTTTGACAATCTTGTCCTCATACTCACGAGTATCAAACGTTTGATGAGGAGTGTCCTCATAGTAAATGTTATGGAATAGTTTGAATGGATTATTAACAGGAGTGTGCTCTAAGGTTTCTGTATCAAAGATATGGAAACCACGAGTATCATTCACGTCCGTCCAGAACATCTCATAAGGATTGCCAAGATAATGAATATCTCCTATAGACGATCGAGTGTGGTAGTGACCGCTGAAGACCTTGGAGAACTTCTCAAATAGTTTGCTCTCAATACCTTGCTCCATGACGACTGCACGATTAACTCTAAATCCTCGGAGTTCAAGGTGCCCCATCGCACATATGCTAGAAGTATTTTTGATAAGCTTGAAAGTATCTTCAGAATTTTCATCATTAATCCAAGGAATAAATGCTACGTTTAGATCACCAAGTTTTGCTTCGGTTGGTTCCGAGTACACAATAACATTTTCATACTCACGAAGCAATAAATCAATAGCATTGATATTATTGGTGTTCTTATAATATGCTGTATGATTTCCAACAACAGTATGAATGGTGACACCCATTTCACGCAAGCGGTCATAGTAGTTCTTCTGCGCCCAGGCTAACGCAGAAAAATCAATGCCCTTACGACTATCAAAGGTATCTCCCATATCAACAATGGTAGTAATTCCGTGCTCCTCCAGATAAGGGAAGAACACTTCATTATAGAACTTCAGAAAATATTCATGGAATAGTTTTGAATTCTTTCTAGCACCAAAATGTTGATCTGTAATTATTGCGACTTTCATCAATAACGCAGTTTGGAATGCACAGCATCTTTGATTTGATTGTAGTCGGAATAATTAGATCCGTCAAGAGTATTGCTATCATCAAACACTTCGCTGTAACCGGAGCGTTCAATGATTTTATTCTTGATTTCTAACTGTCTTTTCTCTCGCTGAATACGACGCAGAAAAGCGTAATGAATAATCTGAGTGAAATACGCAAAAGGATTCTGGGATTTCTCTGGGTTAAAATTATGTATATACTGAACGCAGTTCTCAATTCCGTCAGAGATCATGTCCTCTTTGAACATGTAGTTGACGAAGTTTGGTTTGAATGATAGATGATTTGCAATCTTCAAGAAACACTCCCCAATGTAGCGAGGGATGGGAGGTTTAGGAAGACCCTTTAATAATGCAATCTCTTTGTCTTCACGATACTTAATCAGTGCTGCCAGAAACTCCTTGTTATTAACATAGTGTTCCGATCTTTTTCTTTTTGCCATGCCTGGTCTTATCATAAGTTTATCTCATAATATGTATGAATTATACCACAATGGTGATTATAAAACAACACTTGACAAGGTTCTGAAATACCTGTACAATTACCTTTGTGGAGGTTGATAAGAATACTATT